TATTAATACCTGCAGAAAATAATTGATGGGATTCAATAACTTCAGATGTATATATTACTTGGTTGATATTGTTATAGTATAGGTTATATGTAATTACATTTTGATCTTGTTCAATTGAAAAATAATTATTGTTTAAAGAATTATAAATTTTAAACAAGGTTTGATTAGAGTTAAGGTTGTGATTACTAAATACACCGTAAAAACAATCAACCTTAGTATTTAGAATATTAAAATTATCAAAGTTAAGGTAGCAAGTTTTTGTATTCCAAGAACTATTAGGCCTAAAGGTTATAAAGGTTTCATCATCAATTGGTCCAGAAACGCTATTTTGAATTGACTTATTATCTTCATACAGTTCGGTTAAAGTTTTATCTGATAAAAAAATTTCTGGAAGTTCGTATTCAGGAGTTCTTAAAACTTTTGTTGTTGTTGTTAAATTATCAAAAGACCCTTGTTGCCATTGAGCAAAATCTGGATAACTGTAGTTAGCGGTGTAATCTGCAAAAGAATAATCAATAAATGCAGATGTTCCTCCGTAAGAAGAGTTAATTCCTTCTGGAGAAATAACTCCTTGTCCATAAACCCATCTCCTTTTTGCTACATTTATAGGAACCTGATAAGAATAAATAGCAACACAGTCTATATCAATTGGAGTAATATCGTTATATGCATAAAATCCTAGCCAGTCTTGGCTTTTATTTGATTCATTACGTTCTTCTGGTAGTTCAAGGTTATCAGTTTCAATTGTTAAAGATATAACTTCTTCTCCATTTAAAATTAAACTTGCAGCATTTCTAATTAATCTAATTTGAATAAGCATTGGCCTAAACCATTCTCCAACAAAATGAGAAGAAAAGTTTTTACCTATTACTAATGTTAAAAATCCATTATCAGCATAAAGACCATCTTCTGATGCTATTGGACCAAATATTTTTTTAGAAGTAGGAGAGTCTGAATTTATTCTTGCCCAAAACTCTACGGTGTAGTCTTTATACTGACCAACTTTATTTAAAAACCCTTTTCCTGGAACAATTAAGGATGGTTCTCCGCTAGGATTTGCTCTAAGAGTTGTTATATTTGATGCTCCATAAACTAAAGGTATGCTTGTATTTTTTGCAAAAAGACTATTATCTGAAACTATATGATAGGCATTATTAAGAACATTACTTCCAGACACTCCGTAGGCTGGTGAAGGAATTACTTGATCTGAAGTTAATGCTATTGCCGCTGGCATTGATATTGGGACAACCCCAAGTGATTGATAATTAAATTCTTCAGACCATTGACCAACGCTGACTCCATTTATATAATACAAATAGTCAGAGGATGTTGCACCACCAGTTTGAGAAGTTATTTTTATTACAACCCTAAGTGTTGTATTTTCACTGACTATTTCTGAAGTTTGTGAAACAAAAACCCAAGAATTTTCTGTAAGATTTTCATAAGTTTTTAATTTTTGGACTACACTTGCTGTTGTTGTGTCTGTGTATTCAAAACCAATAGATATAGAGTTTATGTGTACGCTGTCAACGTATATGTGAGCACCTACACAAAATGTACCAAGATCTGCATTTAAGTCTGAAAAGTTTACTAACTCTGGGCTGATGCAAACAATATCTGCAGTTGCTCCTGCAGGAACAGTTCCTAATAGTTTATTTACTTTTACTGTAGAAAATGGTGCGTCTACGTCTGATGTTTCTAAAGAGGCGGTTGCTCCACTTACCGTCCAAAAACTTTGAATATCCTGATAGTTTAAATTAAATAAACTTATATAGTCAACAGTTTGATCCAAAGCCCATAGCGCCAGAGGATGCTCAGAAAATATCTTTTCTGCATATAAGTTAGACGGGTTGGCCATAGTTCTCCTATCCTCTTATTATAGCAGGATGAAGGCTAGTATAATTTAATTTCGCAAGCGTCTGTTGAGCAATACTTTTCAGACTCTGCGTCAAGATTATCCTTGCCATCATAGATAGCGGACCAATCAATTTTACCAATTTTTCCAACGTAAGAGTTATATTCTTCTCTTGTAATATTTGTATATGGTTGTTGAGGATAAGTTTTATTACCCATCGGCAGAAATGAAACTGCCTTTAATTGACCTTCATACATGTGTAATGCTGGAGCAATATGCTTAGTCTCAGATTCCTTGTCAAATGATAAAGTTACAGATACTCCATTGTCAGACCAATACTTTTGAGCGGTAGCAGCCAAACCAATCTTTTCAAAAAGACTTACATCTTTTTCAGAACGAGGATGTCCAGATGCTACTGGGAAATATACTACTGAAGTGTTTGCAGATACTACGTCATCTTCAATTTTATACCCTGCCGCTTTAAATAAATGCACCATTGGATCTGTATTGCCAAACCTTATAGCACGAAGATAGAATTCTCCTCCTGGACCCCAATGAACTCCTGGTGTTGCACCAGATAATAGGGAAACAGATCCTGAAGGTTTGACGGTAGTTACACGAATTGACTCACGTACACATAGCCATTCTGAGTATGAGTGATCGTATGCACGAATCTTTTTATACCCTTCGTCCATCCACTCACGAATTACTGGCATACCTTTTGTGTCTGCAAATGATGCAATACCAGTTAGAGATGTTCCAATACGACGATTACGTTGCATAATTCCATTTGTGGTTTGCCAATGTGTTGGCATAAGTGTAACGGTCTTACCATATAGATATGCAAACTTTAGTGTACGAAGAAAATCTTCTTTGTCTTCATGACGGTTTAAATGAACTTCTACAAGTGTGCATAACTCATAACTTTCTAATGGTTGTTCAGCGCAAGGATTGAATCCCATAACACGAGAATCTTTATAGTCTGCAGGATCTGCTAGTCTTCCATAATCTCTAGCAACGTCTAGCCAAATAAATCCTGGCTCACCATTGTCTGCAATTAAATTAACATAGTCTTCATATTTTGTTCCAACCTCTGCAGCAATAGAATTATTAGACATCCATGCCCATCCTGGATTTTCTGAATCAAATGAGTTTCTGTCTGGAAAAACCTCTGCATTTTTTAAATTAATAAAATCTTTGTCTTCTGGTAATCCTAAAGCCAAGGTAGCAGAACGACGAACATTTCCAGAAACAACACATGTACCAATAAGGTTAACAATATCTACAATTGCACGAGAATCAAGTTTTTCTCCTGCTCTACCGCCGATTACTGCGTCTATCTTGTTATGTAGTGCAATGAGTGGTGCTGGACCGCTAGCAACCCCTCCAAAGCCTTTTATAGGGGCACCTAGAGGACGGATAAGGTCGTAGTTAAACTTTTGTATAGCCTGATTAGGACGTAGGTATGAGTTTAATAACATTCTTACAGAGTCTACCCAACCTTCACGAGTATCTGGAATTTCCCATACATTTTCTGGCTCTGTAGGAGCATTAATAGTGATTTCTTTGTCTTGACCGACGGTATCAAAACCTACACCTATACCTAACATTAAAGCATCCATAACCCAAGCAAACAATGCTCCTGGATCATTACGATCAATATCACGAGTAGACACCATTGCACAGTTTTGTAGAGAAGCAGAGTTGCGCTTTTCCATAGTCATAGGAGTTCCAAATGCCCAAAGACCTCTACCTGGCGGAGTCCATTTTAAATTAAACATACGGTCATATGCTTCTTGAGCAGATTTTTGACTCTTGTTATCGTTCCACGGTAGACGATTATCTTTAGCGTGGTTTTTTTGTACTGAGTACATTCCTTCAATTACCCGCTTACAAACCTCGTGCCATCTTTCTTTTGTTCCGTCTTCTTTCATACGAGAGTATGTGCGTATAAATGTAATTTCGCCTAATGAGTTAGAGCCTGCGTCTGAGAATCCAAAGGGTGCAGGAGTTAGTGAGTACTTTGTTACAAAGTCCTCTGATAGACGAAATGAGAATACGCTTTCTGACATTTATTATTTACCTTTCATAGCAAAATTGAGTGAGTACTTCTTATTTTACGAAGTGGTCTTAAGTATATCACAAATTTAAAAACAAAAACACGCTTAAAAAAATATGTAAATCTTTTGTTGAGGGTTAGTGCTTTTGTTTTTTTAAAGTCTATATATTATTTATAATGCCTGCTTTTATGGTATAATTATAGAAAGTTTACCACAACGGAGGTGCCTATGAATAATGTTTGGATAGTAGTTCCAGTCATTTCTAACGATATTGATTTAACATCATATGTTAATAGACTATCTGGCGGTTATACCGCCCCAGAAACATATGAAAAAACTGTTTTTAACCCTGAAACACAAGCAAGTGAAAAAGAAGATGTGGCTCATCCATATGCTGGTCAAGTGTCACATGATTTTTCAAATAAAATTATTTTTGTAAACAAAGTAGACGGGTACGGCGAGTATGAAGGCGTAGTTCATTTGGAAGATTTTAATGATATAGGCATATACCGTTATTGGAATACTGGACTAGAGTATGCTTTTGCAAATGGGGCAGACTCAGTAATCTTAACAAATGGTGTTTTTGAATTTGATCCATTTGTAATTAAAGAAGCATATGATGAATTTTCTAAGGGTGAATCAGAGGTTATAAATATCTCTGATGGGGCTATGTTGTTAGTTTCATCATCTTCTAGCCTACGTGCTGATGAGCAATTTCAAATATGGTTTGGTGATAATGACTTTTATCGTAGAGCAGAGCCTGTATTAGGATATTCTCGTTCAGAATATTTATGGGGAGACTACTTAATTGATTCTAGTTCTACCGAATCTTTTGATAGCATTGTTGCTTCTGATCAAGTAAAATATAATGCTAAGTGGAACTAATTTTTTCAAACAATCTATTCCACTCTTTAGACCTTAAATCCCAAGAGTAATTTTCATTATAAAAATCTGATTGCTTTTGTAATTTACTTTGTGTTTCTATAGACCAATAATTGTCAATCTCTTCATTTAGTGTTTTTGCATATGCTGGAATAAATGTTTCTGGTACCGCTTGCATTGGCATAAGCCTTGCATATTCTGATCCAGTTTCATATAATGCACCAAGATTAGTTGTAACCATACGACATCCCGCAGCACCAGCCTCAACCATAGCCAAACAACATGTTTCTTCAAACGTACTTGGGTATGCAAATATATGAGATTCTTGTAAGGCTTTTTTAATTACATCATTTGTAGCGTATCCCATATAATTAACGTTTTTCATATTACGGGCTATTTCAAAATGTTCTTCGTATACCCCGTTTGTATGAGCCTCATATCCAGTTCCATACATCTTTGCTGATGAATAAATATCAAGTTCAACATCATCTCTATTTAACATTTCAAATGCTGGCAAAAGCATGTCTAATCCACGAAATGGGGCAGAAGTATAAATTAACTTTATCTTGCCATCTTTTGTCTTAGGTTTAAACTCTATTGGGTCAATAGCATTTTTAATTACATATGCATTTTCAAGAGGGATTTTAAATATCCAGCGATACTTTTCATGTTGCCAGTGAGAAATATATACAAATGAATTTATGGCATTCATAAATGAGGGATCTGTATATCCTGATCTTAACGATTCATCACTATGAGCCAAATGCTGCCATAGCAAATTCTTTTTTGTATATTTTACATTTTTAAAATATGGATTAGATAGCAAAAGGTGAATATCTTCATGCTGTGCTATATTAGTATATTTATATAGTCCAGATTTTAATATTTCTGTACCGCCCATTGGGGGCAAAGATTCTTCTACCACCGCAATATCGTTTTGTGGAACCTGCTGCAACCAATCCATGCTATCTCCTAATTGTAAGTTTTTTTCTGCCAAAACTGTTGTTTATATGAACGAACTATTTTTGATTTTAATAAAAAACCATTTTTACGATTTTCTTCTTCATCAAATTCTACAACATCGCTTTTCCAGTCTTCTCTCTTAAATGGAATAACCTGACAGATAGGAGTTCCCTTTTCAAGAATAAAAACATTTTTGTCAATTATGGAATCCAATAGTTGAAATGGAAACTCAACACCAAGTTTATACATATCAGTATCCACAACACCAGAAAATGTTCTAAATGGAAGATCGTGCCTGTTTGTTGGGTGCGTAAACAGACAACTATAGCCTTTTGGAGTAATAACTCTCCATCCTGGTCTCCACTTAAGAAGACTTGGAGAGCCACCAAATGGTCCTGGTAATCCTGGTGCTTGATCTGGTCCGTGTTGTCCTATAAGATTAATATTTGTTGCCCAACGAACATTAATCATTCCTTTATCATTTTTTCTAAACTCCATATCAAATGGTAATTCAAACATGTAGCCTGTACTTAAAGCGTCAAGAAAAGGAGAGCATCCCTTTAATGTTAAGTTACTAACTGCAACCCCATCTTTTGATAAACCGTCTAATTTTTCTTCATCCATTCTTGTTGGCATATCTTTATACCATTGTGGAAGAGACTGAACTGCTGGCTTTGGACTTTCAAACAAAAGTTCTGTTTCTTTATCAAATGCTTCAAATTGTAATTTCATTATTTATTTTCCTGTGGATAATTTTTTTGTAAAACATCCATCCAATGAAGTTTAAATGTTTTTTGATGAGTTACTCTAACTTTGGGATCCGCCCAAATTTCAAAACCAGAATTAATGGCTTTTGTACACCAAGAAAGATCTTCACCAATAAGTATAAACTCAGGATTTGTGTCTTTGTTTTCATCTGTATTGGGTATTGCTACTGGGCCAAACCAAGGTCTTGGCATTTTTTCAAATACCCCTTGTTTAACGGCTAGGAACCCAAATCCAGCCCCAGCAACTTTGAATGGCTCATTCTTATCAAGGAGCATTTGTTCTGGCATCATTCCGCCTCTAGGCTGATTATAAATAGGAACGTGGCGATCTTCCATTAAATAGCATCCAGAAATAATATCTTTTTCAGAATTATATAATGCAAAAAAGTCTGATGGCTCCCACTCAATATCTGAATCAATCCAAATAATTTTGTCGTAAGTCCATTCACCACTACATGGCTCTGTCATATTTATATTATTTGTATCCCAGCCACCAATTGTACACTCACGGGCCATTGCAACTAAAGATCCACCTTGATTTAAAAAGTTCCAAGATAAGCCTTCTTCATTTAGTATGTATGTTGTTTTAAGAATACTTCTCATATATCCAGGAGTAAATCCATTTCCTGGAGTAGCGATTACTACATTAAAATGTGGCTTATTTGCCATAGTTATCTAACCTTACCTTTACTTTTTTATAATGCGACAAACTTACTGTAGGATCTAAGTATATCTTAAATCCTGCTTTCTGTGCTTTTTTGCACCAAGAAAAATCTTCTCCGTAAGGAATAAAAATTTCTTTTTCCCCATCTTCTGAAGTCATTTTTTCAAATACTGACTCAAACCATGGTCTTTTTATATTTTCAAATACGCCTTGTTTCATTGCTATAAAACCAAATCCTGCAGCAAAAATTTCTTCTTCCTTATTGCTTTTTAAAATTTTATCAATTTCTGTTGCTGCATCTTCTACTGCTACAGAAAACATTGGTACCATTTTTTCATTAAAATATAAACCAGAAACAATATCTTTATCAGATTCATATATTTTCATAAAGTCTGTTATTTCCCATCCAATATCAGAATCAATCCAAAAAATTTTATCATATGTTACTTGTCCACGAACTGGGCTATTATTAAAAGGATCGAGATATTGATCCCCCATTGCTGTTGCTTCTCTAGCGGTACTAACCATAGATGAATATTCATTTAAGAACATATATGAAATACCTACTTGATTTAGATATGAAATAGTTTGTATTAGACTTTTTACATATTCTGCTTCCATATTTCTACCAGGAGTAGCGATAAGAATATTTACATGTGGATTCATTAGTTTCTCCAAAATTCTTGACCAGAATATTTATTTATTACATATTCAGATAATAGTTCTTGTTTATTTATATTTCGACGGGATATAGAAGATCTTACATCATGTTGTCCTATAAGTCCATAGACATTATCATCTTCTTTAATGTTGTTTGCTATATTTGAATAATCATGGGTAAATCTTTCAATGCCGTAAAAATCGTAAATCTTATTAATTTCCTCTTCTGGATTTACTATTAAATCATCGTATTCTACAAAATGGAAATACTTTCTATTATCTGGATGCATTGCAAATGCTATACCGTATAAGCAGTTATCAATAATACCTTTTGGCCTCATTAAACTATCACACCTAATATCATCTGCTGGACGGTAAAAATTAAATTCCTGTCTTGTCTGTATTTCAGAATCAATAAAATTATTTTTATTTGGATTTTTCTTAACTAGACTTATAAATGATGCAAGGATATCTGTTATTCCTCTTACTGGTAGTATTATTTTTGGTTCATATCCAAGATTTCTTTGCAATACCCCGAAATGTTCAGGCATTGACCATTCTCTTGATTTATCAATAATGATAGGTTTATTTGTATCAGAGTAGTATCCTTCTAATACCCCCATAATTGTATTTGGCATTACTACAGGTTTGGGATATGCAGAGTACTGTTCTGATGCCAAAATACTACGTTCTAAATTAAATATCATTCCACACATAGGTGAATTTGCTGATGAATAAATATCAGGATTTTGATTTAATATAGATGATATTAGAGTACTACCAGATCTTGGAAGACCTGCCATAAAATAAAAATTTTTCATATTACCCCCGTAATATCTATTATAGCAGAGAGATATTTTTTTTCAAATTATGCAAGTTCAATATCAGTTAAATTATAATTAGATATTGGTAATGTCAATGCTTGAGTAGTCCATGTAGCACCATCAGTTGATACATATATGCCTAGGTTTTCATTTACTGTTGAGGTATTTATGTCTCCTGATCCTGAAATTGCTGTCCATAGGTTGTTGCCATAGTTTACTGAGAATATATCATTTACAAAGTTTAAGGTTTTGGTAGTCCAGGTTACTCCATCGGTTGAAGTTCTTAGGGCTCCAAAATTGCCACCTGCTACCCAAATACTGTTTCCGTAGGCTATTGATCGTATAGTTACACTTTCAAAGTTAGAGGTTTGGGTAGTCCAGGTAGTGCCGTCTGTTGAGGTACGGAGTGTGCCTGAAATTCCACCTGCTATCCATAGGTTATTTCCGTAGGCTACTGATATTATACGTGTAGTTCCAAAGTTAGAGGTGCGTGTAGTCCAAGTTATGGCATCGGTTGAGGTGCGCAATTGGCCTGTATCCCCACCTGCTATCCAAAGGCTGTTGCCGTAGGCTGCTGACCATATAGTGGTATTTCCAAAGTTAGAGGTTTGGGTAGTCCAGGTAGTGCCGTCTGTTGAGGTACGGAGTTGTCCTATATAGCCAGTTGCTACCCAAAGGCTGTTGCCGTAGGCTACTCTTTGTATTTGTGTATTTCCAAAGTTAGAGGTGCGTGTGGTCCAGGTTGTTCCATCCGTTGAGGTACGTAACTGGCCTGTATTTGCACCTGCTACCCAAAGACTGTTACCGTAGGCTACTGAGTTTATCTGTGTATTACCAAAGTTGGAGGTGCGTGTGGTCCAGGTTGTTCCGTCTGTTGAGGTACGGACTTGTCCTGAACCACCACCTGCTACCCACAGATTATTGCCATAGGCTACTGATGTTATAAAAGTATTGCCAAAGTTGGAGGTTTGTGTTACCCATCTATTTGGTGTTTTTCCATCTACATATATTGAATAAGTGTTATTATAAGAATTTACTTTTTCTACCCAACCCAAAACTCCTGTTCTAGTTGAGGCATATGTAGAATTTGATGTATTAAATGTATAAAATATTCCTTGATCTGATGCTAATATATCTGTGTTTATTGATGTAATAATTGGTGATATTGATGGGGTGTAGGAAATTCGTAGTTGTCCTGCCTCACCACCTATTGCCCATAGGTTATTTCCGTAGGCTACTGAGTTTATAACGGTACTTCCAAAGTTAGAGGTTTGGGTAGTCCAGGTTATGGCATCTATTGAGGTACGTAACTGGCCTGCATCTCCAACTATTACCCAAAGGTTGTTAGCGTAGGCTACTGAGTTTATAGTTGTAGCACCAAAGTTAGAGGTGCGGGTGGTCCAGGTTATTGCATCAGTTGAGGTGCGGAGATTGCCTGCCTCACCACCTGCTACCCAGAGGTTGTTGCCGTAGATTATTCTGTTTATAAGTGAAGCACCAAAGTTTGAGGTTTGGGTGGTCCACGTTATAGCGTCTGTTGAGGTGCGGAGTTGTCCTGAATATCCACCTGCTATCCAAAGGCTATTACCATAGATTGCTGTGCGTATACCTGAAGTTCCAAAGTTTGAGGTTTGGGTAGTCCATGTTATTGTATCTGTTGAGGTGCGGAGTTGGCCTGTCTGTCCAACTGCTACCCAGAGGTTATTTCCGTAGGCTATTTCGTTTATAAGTGAAGCACCAAAGTTTGAGGTTCTGGTAGTCCATGTTATTGCATCTGTTGAGGTGCGGAGTTGGCCATTAGCCCCTCCTATTACCCAAAGGTTGTTGTTATGGGCTAATGCAAATATACTGTCAGCAGCAGAAAAGTTAGAGGTTTGGGTAGTCCATGTTATTGCATCTGTTGAGGTGCGTAGTGTGCTAAAGATTCCACTTGCTACCCACAGGTTATTGCCGTAGGCTATGTCTCTTATAGCAAGGTTTCCAGAAATATTTGAAGTTTGAGTAGTCCATTGCAAATTTTGAATGGTATATGAAATTAAATTATTACTAGTAACAAAATTATTATCTGCTATTAATCCAAATTCTCTATTTCCAAATGCAGATATTGACTTTATATTGTTGAATAATGGTGTTACGGTTGAGGTACGGAGTTGACCTGTAATACCACCTGCTACCCAGAGGCTATTACCGTAGGCTATTCGGCGTATAGTTGTATTTCCAAAGTTAGAGGTTTGGGTATTCCAGGTTGTGCCATCTGTTGAGGTGCGGAGTATGCCTGTGTAGCCACCTGCTATCCAAAGGCTGTTGCCGTAGGCTACTGATTGTATACGTGTACTTCCAAGGTTAAGGGTTCTACTAGTCCATGTTATGGTATCTGTTGAGGTGCGGAGTTGTCCATAATGTCCACCTGCTACCCAAAGGTTGTTGCTATAGGCTATTGAATATATATTTGCCGTAAAATTAGAGGTTCGGGTAGTCCAGGTTATGGCATCTGTTGAGGTACGTATTTGGCTTCCAGCACCGACTGCTGTCCATAGATTATTGCCGTGGGCTATTGCAAATATATTTGAGATTCCAAAGTTGGAGGTTTGGGTAGTCCAGGTTGTGCCGTCTGTTGAGGTACGTAACTGGCCTGTGTAGCCACCTGCTGCCCAGAGACTGTTGCCGTAGGCTATTGAATCTATGCGTGTAGTTCCAAAGTTAGAGGTTCGGGTAGTCCAGGTTATGGCATCTGTTGATGTGCGGATTTGTCCTGTAATACCAACTGCTACCCAAAGGCTGTTGCCATAGGCTACTGACTGTATATTTGTAACTCCAAAGTTGGAGGTGCGGGTGGTCCAGGTTATGGCATCTGTTGAAGATCGGAGTTGCCCACTTTGTCCACCTGCTACCCAGAGGCTGTTGCCGTAGGCTAAATCTTGTATATGTGAATTTCCAAAGTTAGAGGTGCGGGTGGTCCAAAAAATTCCTGCCTGATACAAACTTTTATATTGATTATATTGATCTGTATTTCTATCAGAATATAAAAGTGATCCATTTATATTTGATATTGCTTTATAGCGTTCTGTTGTTGCTATGCCGCTTGATTTTACGTTGGTATCTACAGAAGCAATAGCATTTAAAATACTAATAGTAGTCCATGATATTCTATCAGTAGACACTCTTGTATTTGTTCCTGTTGAAGATGCTACTGTTGATATATTTGGATTATATAATAAGATTGAGGTACGGAGTTGGCCTGACTCTCCACCTGCTACCCAAAGGCCGTTTCCATAGGCTACTGATGTTATACTTGAAGTTCCAAAGTTGGAGGTTTGCGTAGTCCAAGTTATTGCATCTGTTGAGGTGCGGAGTTGGCCTGTATTTCCACCTGCTACCCAAAGACTGTTACCGTAGTCTACTAAGTTTATCTGTGTATTACCAAAGTTAGAGGTGCGTGTGGTCCAGGTCGTACCATCCGTTGAGGTACGTAACTGGCCTGTATCCCCACCTATTGTCCATAGGTTGTTGCCATAGGATATTGCTCTTATGGCTGTACTTCCAAAGTTTGAGGTACGGGTAGTCCAGGTTATGGCATCTGTTGAGGTACGAAGTGTTCCTGTATAGCCGCCTGCTATCCAAAGATTGTTTCCGTAGTTTAACCTTAGTATATCCGTATTACCAAAGTTTGAAGTTTGGGTAGTCCAGGTGGTGCCGTCTGTTGATGTTCGTAGTTGTCCTCTATTTCCACCTGCTACCCAGAGGCTGTTTCCATAGGCTATTGAGTGTATAAAAGAGGTTCCAAAGTTAGAGGTACGAGTGGTCCAGGTTGTGCCATCTGTTGAGGTGCGTAGTGTTCCTGCATTACCACCTGCTATCCAAAGGTTATTGCCGTAGGCTATTGAGTATATACGTGTACTTCCAAAGTTGGAGGTGCGGGTATCCCAGGTTGTGCCATCTGTTGAAATTCGTATTTGTCCAGTATCTCCACCTGCTATCCATAGGCTGTTGCCGTAGGCTACTGAGCGTATTGTTGTATTTCCAAAGTTGGAGGTTTGTGTATTCCAACTAGATATTGCATTATTATTTTCAGCAATTTGTACATTATTTATATTACTCGATCCAAATCCAGCATCTATTGTTGTCCATGATATGGAGTCGGTAGAAAATAAGAGTCTATTATTGTTCCCGCCGACAATATAATTATTTAAAGTAGGATTATATGAAATATCGTTTAAAGAATCATCTGCTGAAGTGCGGATTTGTCCTTGATTTCCACCTGCTACCCAGAGGCTGTTGCTATAGGCTACTGAGTATATATCTGAAGTTCCAAAGTTAGAGGTTTGGGTGGTCCAGGTTATGGTATCTGTTGAGGTGCGCAATTGGCCATATTGCCCACCTGCTACCCAAAGACTGTTGCCGTAGGCTACTGAGAATATACTTGTATTACCAAGGTTTGAGGTTCTGGTAGTCCAGGTTGTGCCATCTGTTGAGGTACGGAGTGTGCCTGAATTTCCACCTGCTATCCAAAGGTTATTGCCGTAGGCTACTGAGCCTATAGATGTACCACCAAAGTTGGAGGTTTGGGTAGTCCAGGTTATGGCATCTGTTGAGGTGCGTAAGGTGCCTGTATTTCCACCTGCTATCCAAAGACTGTTGCCGTAGGCTATTGAGCGTATTGCTGAAGTTCCAAAGTTTGAGGTTTGAGTGGTCCAAGTTGTGCCATCTGTTGAGGTGCGCAATTGGCCATATTGCCCACCTGCTACCCAAAGGCTGTTGCCGTAGGCTACTGAAAATATATTTGTATTACCAAAGTTTGAGGTTTGAGTGGTCCAAGTTGTGCCATCTGTTGAGGTGCGCAATTGGCCTGTATAGCCGCCTGCTATCCATAGGCTGTTGCCGTAGGCTACTAATCGTATATCCGTATTTCCAAAGTTGGAGGTACGAGTGGTCCAGGTTATGGCATCGGTTGAGGTGCGAAGTGTGCCAGATTGCCCACCTGCTACCCAAAGGTTATTTCCATAGGCTACTGCTCTTATCTGTGTGTTTCCAAAGTTTGAGGTTTGTGTGGTCCAGAATGTGCCATTATTTGACGGTATATTAATATCAAAAGTTGTTAAATCTCCAGTAGATGATCTTAATGTTCCATCAGTTCCAGTAATAAAAAGTTTTTTTAAAAAGTTGAATGTTGATACAAATACAGCGCTAGCAGTAATTCCTAAGATTGGCATTATGCGCTTAAATCCCCTACAGCCACCCAAGTATTTGCTGCTCTTTTAACAATTGTGGCGACAGACCATTGTCCTCTTAGTTTTAAACCAGGACTTCCATTTACTGTTGTAGTTGCTGGAGTTACCGCTGCAATTGTTATTTGTCCTGCTCCAGTTTGTAAAATATTTATTTGTGATCCTATTGCAAAATTTGCAGTAGCATCTGTTGGTATATTTAGTGTACCCGCAGTTGCTCCATTACTTAACTCAAGCCATTTATCTTTATCTGCTAGAACTACTGTGTATGCATTTGTTGTAAATGTAGGTGTTGAAATAGTTAAAGTAGAAGAAGCAAACTCAACTGCTTGTGACACCGAATTAAGAGTGCCCCCAACAAGAATTTTGTCATTAGTAGAATCCCAAGCAATTCTGCCATCTGTTGTAGAAGATGTAGTAGATAGAGTAAGGAGTGGTGTATCGATTGTTGGACTTGTTAAAGTTTTATTTGTAAGGGTTTCAGATACATCTTTAAGAGCAGTTCCATTCATAGAGTATGACTTACCAGAAGCAAGATTTATGTGTTCCGATGAAGTCCAAGAATCTGTAGAGTCAACCCAGTTAAAGGTTTTATCGGTTGTGCCTTTAAGTGTAATACCTCCGCCATCGGCAGTTATGTCTGTTGGAGTTTCTACATCTCCAAGAATAATATTTTTATCTTCAACAACTAGGTTAGTTGAGTTAATATTTGTAGTTGTACCGTTTACGGTAAAGTTTCCAGATACCGTCAAAGAAGGAACTGTAAATTCTCCAGATGAAGATACATTAGCAAGGATTGTTCCGCTTGAGTTTTGCCATTCTTGAAGGTTAGCGGTTTGTGATGCTAATCCTTTAACAATAAACCCAACCATACTTGTGTTATATGGTCGCCAAGGTACAGGGCCATAAGAATCAAATTGTGTGGCAGAAATAGATAGTGAGTAAGGATTGCCATCAACACCTAATGTAATTACGCTACCTGCTGGTCCTCGAAGTGTTGGAACAATTAATTTGCCGCTAGCATCCATACTTGCCATTACAGTACCGCTACTATTCTGCCACTCTTGCAGATTGGCAGTTTGTGATGCTGCGCCCTTGATAATTAAAGGAATATTAGTTGAAGATAATGCATTGGCTGTTATATTGCTAGAACTAAATGAAAAATATGGCCCGTTTGCTGCAGCGTTTTGGACAAAAGAAACGTTAATAGTATTATTAACATATAATCTGCCGTCAGCACCAACGCTAGTAAGTACAGAACCACTACTATTCTGCCACTCTTGAAGGCTAGCAGATTGTGAGGCTGCGCCTTTGACCGCAAACGGAACTACGGAGGCGCTAAGTGTAATTGCAGTAACTGGGCTTCCAGAAGTCATTGAAAGATAAGAACCACCACCGCCAGCAGGTTGATAAAATGGTGCATAGTTAGCAGCAGTATTAAGTACTCCGCTAGAAGACATATAGGCAACTGCGCTACCAGCACTATCCTGCCATTGTTGAAGGTTGGCGGTTTGGGAGGTTGCACCACGAACAACTATTGGAGTAATTGCTGCCGTACCTGCAACAAAACTTCCAACGGCAGACAAAGTAAATGTTCCACCCGTACCTGCTACATCTGTAAATCCTGAACCAAGAACTGTAAAAGTTGTTGATGTAACTGCTGTTACTGTCCAAGTTCCATTGTAAGTGCCACCACTTACTGATGCCACTGTAACTCGCTGACCTGCTTGCACAAGTGATGTGCCACCATAGGTAAAGACTGCAACTGTCGCAGATGTATATGCAGCCGATGTGATTGCCGTAGTAGTTGAACCATTGATGCTTGTGGTAGTCCCTGCGTATATTTGTCCAGCAGAATTAATTCCTGAAAGAACAGTTCCAGCACTACCCCTCCATTGTTGTAGGTCTGAAGTTTGAGTTGAAATACCTATTACTTGTAAAGATGGATAACTTCCTGCTGTTGATGTGACAGCAAAATAGGCAGAATTATTTCCTGATTGAAATACTAGTTGGCTTCCTCCGCCACCTACATATCCCATTGAACCTGAAATACGTAAATTACCACCTGCCTGGATTGATGCCAACGTTGTACCAGCATTATTCTGCCATTGTTGAAGGTCGTTTGATTGTGACGTTACGCCTTTCACAACTATTCCAGTAGTAGTATTATTTATAGGAATTACTGATAATTGTGTTCCTGTTATTAAGGTTCCAAGATTTAGTGCGCCAGTATTTCTTAGGCTTGCCCTTACCGTTCCATCAAAGTTGTGCCATTCTTGCAGGTTAGCGGTTTGAGATTCGGTGCCCTTTACAATTAAACCAACAGTTTCAGCATTAGCAGTAGTAATCTGTTGCACTCCACCAGTAAATGTATTGGCGGTAGCAAGATAAGGAACACCAGTAATTGCTGAATTTGCTGGAATTGTGACGGTACCAGTAAAAGTAGGAGAAGCAAGTGGGGCTTTAGCATCTATCTGAGTTTGAATTGCTGAAGTTACACCATCTACATAATTTAATTCTGTAGAAGTTGCGGTAAGATCAACGTTCTCGTTAATTTTTGGGGTAGTTAAAGTTTTATTTGTAAGAGTTTGTGTATCCGATGTGGTAATAACTTGATTACCATTGACCGTAGCAGAGTTTCCTTCTACTATCAAACCATTCTTGACCCTAAAATCTTTATTTGTTGTAGTCACTGAAGTTCCCTATCCCCTCAGATACATATTAGGCTTCTATAAGCGTCTTATGCACCTTTACTGTTGTCTCGTTTGATGCCGTTACAAGTAGTCTAACATTTCCGCCTGAGTAATCTGCATTAGTTGTTCCTAAAGATGCTGCTGCATTGATTACATCTGCATATTCTGTAAGAGCAACGTTGTTGCCTCCGTCTACGTTAACAAGGATTTCTATGGTTTGAACTTCTGTACCCTTTTTCATTTGTACTAAATATTTAGCACTTGAGTATGTGGTTGCTGACCAAGAGTCAACTACGGTTGCAGTTCCATCTGTAAGTGCTTGTGTAGCAGTTCCAATTAATGCATCTGTCAGTGTAAGCGATGTTGCAGTTGCTGCACCAATGTTTGGAGTTGTAAGTGTTGGAGAGGTGCCAAATACTAGAGCGCCAGACCCTGTTTCGTCAGAGATTACTGATGCTAGTTCTGTTGAAGTGGTTGCTGCAAAAACGTCCAATTTGTTGTTTGTAAGAGCAACAGTACCTGTAGCATCTGGAAGAGTAATTGTTCTGTCTGCAGTTGGATCAGTTACTGTAATAGTTGTTTCATGGTCGTTTGCTGTAGCACCTTCAAGAACGATACTTCCGTCTGAAAGGGTAAGTCCTGAAATTGTTGGTGATGTTAGAGTTTTGTTTGTTAAAGTGTCCGTTGAAGAGGTAGTGACAACATTAACACCTTCAACAGCAATAACACCTGCTGAAACTCTTGAAATTGTTGTGTCTGTAGCATGGCCTAACTCAACAGTTCCTACACCTAAAGCGGTGGAAGTTGAAGCAACTAATCCACTAATCGGTAAGCCAGTTGCATTTGTTAAAGTTCCTGATGCTGGAGTTCCAAGTGCTGGAGTAGTTAATGTTGGCGATGTGAGAGTTTTATTTGTAAGGGTTTGTGTACCTGTTAATGTTACTACTGTTGAATCAATATCAAGAGTGTTTCCAGTCTTGTCTAATCCTGTACCCGCAACAATTTGTCCTAAGCCAGTAAATTGGGTAAATGTAAGGGCTGTAGTTCCAACTGTGATTGCACCATCGTTAGTTAATACATAACCTTGATCAGCGTTAACAGTTCCTTGTTCTACAAATACCGCAAAATTTGAAGTAAGTTCAGTATTTGTATCACAATCAGGTGAACGAGTTGCAGGACCAACTATTGCAACTCTATAGATACCGTTTTCTGAAGCATCTGACTGATTCTTAACAAGAACACGGTCAAACATGCTAAGAGTTACTCCGTCAATAATATCGTCAGGGCTAAGATCACTTGCAATGTTAATGTTTGTAGTTGTTGCTGCACGTACTGATGGTTTCCAGTCAATACCTTGTGCTGCTGAATCTACATAAGCCTTTGTTGCTGCATCTGAGTCAGTCTCTGGTGTACCAAGACCTGTAATCTTGTAAGTTGCCATACTGACGTTGCCAGTTGGTGCTCCAACAGCGCTTAGTGCAAACTCTGAAGGGTCTACAGAAATTGCGCCTGTTGAATCATCATAGTCAAGACCATTTCCTACAACAGTTCCAATTGCATCTTGTGCTCTTTCGTCTGTGAAGTATTTGTTTGTTGAACCTTCTGCAATATCGTCAGATCCAAGAGTACGTGAACCACCAAGAGATGTTGATGTACCGTTAATAGTAATTGCTGAGTTTGATAGTTTATCGTTTGCAATTGATCCTGCAAGCATTGTGTTTGTTACAGAACCTGTATCTCCAGTTGTTACAACAGTTCCAGTTACGTCTGGAAGAGTAATTGTACGGTCTGCTGTTGGATCTACTACTTGAAGGGTAGTTTCAAAGTCATTTGCAGTTGCACCTTCAAATGAAACGCTTGCTTGAAATACTCCAACTGGTTGTGTTTCTTTCCAGGCAATTCCATTTGTTGCTTGATCGTCTGCTGTAAGCACATAGTTATTTGTTCCAACTGCTAGACGAGTTACTGCATCTGCACCAGATGCAACTAGTAAATCACCTTTTGCGTCTACTAATGCTTCTGTTAATATATCGTGGTTGTTTACAGTTGCAGTTGATCCTTCAACTACTAGTCCCGCTTTTACTCTAAAATCTTTTGTTACGGTTGCCATCTTATATCTCCTTGGTTAGGCCTTTAATCCCATACGCATGTAGCGTAGGGTTATAGGTGTAATTCCCCCTACTGGAACAACAGTTAGTGAAACTGTGTCTCCAGCCCTTGAAACAGAGATGGTGCCAATATTCCCATCGTTGTCAATTGTTGCATACTGAGTAAAGTTAACATCTGTACCGTCAATCAGAATGCTAAGTTCTGTAGAAAAGTACTTGTTAGCCCCACCTACCACATATTTGAGTGAGATCATATATTTCATTGATCTAAACTCGCTTGCTAAAAAGTTATCAAAAACCGTTGGGTTTTCAATTCCATTAATTGTTGACTCGTTATTACCATCTGATCCAAGATCGGTAGACCTAGCAGAAGTACTATCAATTAAGTCTATATAGTTTTGTTCCGTTGGTCTATCACCTGTTTGAAACAGGGCTTTTACATTGGTGGTTGATATCTTTGCCATAGGTCTATTATAGCATTATGTTAAAGAATATAGTTAGAAAAACCAATCATCTGAACACCAATTACTGGTGGATTGTTTGGGCTATAGCCTTGAATGCCAATATTGGTTATGCTTAGTCTAAATGGAAGAATTTCTGTTAATATAACTACCTTCGAATAATTGACTAATGCAACAGGATTTGATGCTGGCTTAATGTCTGAAATTGCTATTGTTGGAGAAATTGTTGCTGCTGAAACTAATACCGCTAAAGCAATACCTTGGGAAATCGAGGTTGTTGCCATTATGAATCCTGATCTGTTACTTCACCAAGCATAATCATTTCGCCTTGACATACTGTCCAAATACGATCATTGTCTGTTAGTTGAATATCAAAAACATCTCCAGTTCTTAACTGTTTTGATTGTACTGCAGATACCGTTACTGTAAATTCTCCTGGATCATCAAACTCTGTTGCATAAGGATAGACTGTAAATAATAAATCATCTCCGACATCGTCTGAATACCTTCTAAAATCTCCTTTTATGTCCCAACCAGTGATATCTCCACTTTCATCATTTGTATAATCTAAAGGATTTCCTAAATCATCTTCTACGTAAATTCTAAAAGATATAGTATCTCCTATTACAGCAGTCCAGTTAATTAATGGTGGCTTATTGCCAAGGTTATATACTGAAGGTGCTGTTACATTTGTAATTGAACTTTCATCAGGGTTTCTATATGTAGCCATTATTTAATTATACCATTAAGCAAGTCCATTTTTTAATGCCCCCCATGTTCCGTTGCCCTTTGGTTGACCAACAATCAATATTCCAGTAGTTGCATTAGATTTTGCTACTACTGCTACCGCTCCAGAACCAGTTGCTGGTTGTGTTGCTGTTAATCCTCCACCATCTGCTACATAAAGAACATTGCCAGCAGTAAATGAATTTGTATTTGCATCAAGGATTACACCAGAAATAGTAACAACGCCATCTGTATTATTTCCAATTGCAGAACTTGTTAGTCCTAATACTGGAAATGTGGCAATGTTATCAGAGTCACATTTTCCTATTGTTGTTTTTGTATTAAATCCAGTAACAAAAACTGGTGTTGCTTTTGCAATACTTGCACCACTTACATTTCTAACCTCTATTGTATGATTTACAAGATCAGGAAGAATTAATTCAATTTGTTCCGCTAAGTCTTGCAAATCTTCATGAATGTTTACTGGATCGCTAGAAAGCGGAAAGGGAATATCATAATTTGCGGTTGCACCAGTAGCCATAATCTTATTATTATACCACTTCCTAAAGCAATATTTTTAATAAATGTGCGGGTATATTGATAAAGTTGACTTTAATCCCTAAATCATGTTATAATTAATATACTACCGAAAGGTAGTTTTTGTTTCTAAGGAGGTAACACTAATGAGAAACATTGAAAAGAAGGTTTGGTTGGGGTTACTATCTATTGTTGGTTTGGTTGCGCCTTTTAGCAATTCTGCTAATGCTTTAGATAATAATTTATTGACTAAACCCTCCGTTGAAGCCGTTCCAGCCCCTACAGGGGCTTTTCTGGTTTCTAAGGAGAGTATATTAAAAAAATATGAAAATGCTCATAAATTAACTGATAGCCAGTTAGTTGACCTATTGAAGGCTATAGGGTTTAAAGGTGATAAATTAAGAACAGCATGTGCAATTGCAAAGGCTGAATCTAATGGAAGACCCTTTGCTTTTAATGGCAACTCAGAAACTGGAGATAGTTCTTATGGAGTATTTCAAATAAACATGATAGGAAAACTGGGTCCTGATCGTAGAGAAAAATTCGATCTTGACTCTAACGTTGAATTATTTAACCCAGTTACTAATTCACAAATAACATTTCACATGACTAAGGGTGGTAAAGATTGGTCAGCATGGAGTTCTGTGAACGGACCACGGTACCTAGAATGGTACAGCAAATACCCTTGTAAGGTCTAATAATGAAAATACCCTCCTTGCTTTTGGCTTGGAGGGTTTTTATAATACTTTAAAAAACCTTCTTATTCCAAAGATTATCTCTATAGTATCCAGACTTGGTTTCTGAGTATCTTTGATCGTTTACCTTATCCCGTTCGATTTTGTGTTCAAGGTTTGGAATATCTAATACCTCGTGGCTCCATTCATTTCTATAGAATGGAATAATTTGAACATATGGAGTTCCCTTTGGAATAGTGCCCTCAAATCCTTCCTTAAGTGCAAAATTTAAAACATCTGACCCATGCCAGTTATCTGTATCAGTAATTCCAGAAAGGGTAAAGAATGGAAGATCTGTCCTATTTAAAGGATGGGTAAATAAACAACTCACACCTTCTGGTGTTTTAATTCTCCAGTAGGTTGACCAAGCATATGAGAATGGGTCAAATCCAGGCATTGTCGCAATATGTGATTGAAAATATTTTTGGTATTGCACTTGTCCATATCCAAACTCGACAGTTTTTTCATTGTCTCCATAAGAAATTATAGGGTTGCCGTCTTTTCTAAATATATGAATGTCTGTCCAAGTAGTTAAAAAATATCCGCTAGTCATAGCATCTAAAAATGGCATGCAGTGTCTTACCGTTAAGTTGTGATAACCAGTACCTTTATCAGCAACCATTTCTTTATCATTGTTTTGAAACCTTGGTGTTTTTTTAAACCAGTCTGGTACAACAGATGAAGACTTTGTTGGTTTATTGACATATTTTGTAACTAACTTTGAGTTATTTTCTATTGGTGTAAAAATTATCTTATTCATATAAAGCCTTTAGTGATCTAATATTTTTTTCATTTATTAATAATTTTTTTAATGAGTCATAGTAGTCTTTAAAGTTTGAACCAACTGCGATTTCGTATTCATCTAATAATTCTTTGTTTGGTGCACCCCAATAACCAAAATAATCTCCTAAGAATATATCTTTTATTCTTCTATAAGATGGCAAGATAGTTTGTAGGTGTGCAAAGTATAGTTTTTGATCATATCTATTATGATTTTGTCTCCAGTCATTTTTATCTGGAAATTGCCCACCTTTGTTTTTATGCCAGACTATTGGTTTTTTTATTGTAAATATTTTATATCCTCTTGTAAAAGATCTTAATGCCATAACTATTTGATCACCCCCCCAAGATATTAATGGATCATTCATGACTTCTTTAATAAAAGAAAAATCTGAAAAAAGAAAATTACCAGATAAACAAAAATGTTCTTCATATGTTTTTTCATCATTCCACTCAACATGTTTTCCAGCAACATCTATATATTTTTTACTTAAACCTTCTCTGTGGTTTTCTATTTTTAAAGCATGACTAAAAAATAAATTATTGGTAGAAAAATTATTTATATCTTCTACTACTTTATTGTTTGTTGATAAAACTATTTCATTTTTTTCATTATAATACCACCATGGAGTATATGTAGATATAATGACTTTTTTATGGTTTTTTGAAATTAAATTATAAGAATCTATTAAATCTATATCCCAATTATTTTCAAATAACATGTGTGCATCTACCTGCAAGTAAAAATCACACTCTCTATTATTTAACATAGAACTATTTAATCTAGGAAGTCCAACACCAAATGGTGAATTATAGGTTGCCTTTAAATGATAAATATTTTTATTATTATTTTTAAAGTTTGCAAATTTGTTATCTGAAGAACATTCAAAAATTCCAAAAAATAGTCTATCTGGATTGGTCGCATTATTAATTGCTGATACAACTGTTTGTTCTAAATCTATTTCATTAAAAGCACAAATACTTATAAAAATTTTTTCATTCATAATTGATGTCTCCTGGAGTTGGCTTAAATGGTTTATCTAAAAATTGCTTTGCTTCATCAGTTAAACCATTAACACCTTTTTTATACATATTTGCAAATTTTCCTGGATTTTCTTCGTAATATTTTTTTCTTTCGTTATGATATTTATTTATTTTAGTACTTTCATTTTGTGACATTTGTTTAATTACAAAGTTTGTATTTTCTAAAAGATCTTTTGGATAATTCATAATAAATAAAAATGGATCTCCTGCTTTAAATAAAACTGGTTTATTGGGTGTTGTAATTTGCCAACAATATTGTAGTGTGGTTGTTTTATACCAATCACTTCTTATTAAGGCTGTCATTGGTTTTGCACCTTGAACAAAATGGTTTGGCGGACCCATTAATATTGAGTAGTGATCTGGATCTGTTTCTATAAATAAAGAAAGATTAAATGCAATTGTTGCATTTGCTGTTGATGTATCTACAACTTTATTTCCATTATCAGAATACTCTCCTTTTAAAATTTTTACATGATTAGGTTCTGTATTAGAGATACCATCCCAGATTACTTCAATATCATGTTTTAAAATAAACTCCCAGCCATGCAAATTAGCGGTAGTTAATGGTTGACAATGATACCCATGTGCATTATGAGTATTATCTAAAAAATCTTTTTTAAGATTTCCTTTTTTAATATCAAACG